AACAGGAGGCAGCTCTAGCGGCCGGAGACCCAACAGTGTTTGATAAAGTTTATGAGTGGTACACATCCGGACCTCGTCAGCGACTACAACCAGGCGGGGCTATTGTGGTGGTGATGACCAGATGGGCGAAGAAAGATTTAACAGGCAAGATTATCCAGTCCATGATCGACAGGGATGGAGAGAAGTGGGAGGTTATTCAACTTCCGGCAATTATGCCGAGCGGGAATCCCCTGTGGCCAGAGTTTTGGCGGCTAGAGGAGTTGCTGGCACTCAAGTCCGAACTCCCCGCTGCGAAATGGAATGCCCAATACATGCAGTCCCCTACCTCGGAGGAAGGGGCTATCGTCAAGAGAGAATGGTGGAAGATATGGGAAGATAATGTTCCTGTATGTGAGTATATTATTCAGTCTTGGGATACGGCTTTTACCAAGAACGAACGAAGCGACTACTCTGCTTGTACGACCTGGGGTGTGTTTTATCTTAACGAGAACGTCCGAGATCCCCATGTAATATTATTAGATGCATTTAAAAGACGGATGGAGTTCCCAGAGCTTAAGCAGGTAGCATTAGAAGAGTATAGAAACTGGGAGCCAGATGCGTTTATCGTAGAGGCAAAGGCTTCTGGAGCTCCTCTTATTTATGAATTAAGGGCGATGGGTATCCCGGTGCAAGAGTTTACGCCCAGCAGGGGAAATGATAAGATGGTGAGGATTAACTCAGTGTCTGATCTTTTTGCAAGCGGAAAGGTCTGGGCGCCACCCACCAGATGGGCGGATGAAGTAATTGAAGAACTGGCCGCATTCCCAAACTCAGACCATGATGACCTTGTGGACTCAACAACCCAAGCATTGCTGAGATTCAGAAAAGGCGGATTTTTGTCTTTAAATTCTGACGAGAAAGACGAACCGTCTTCCTACCGTCGTAGAGCCGCATACTATTAAGGATTGAGATGGATGATTATATAAACAATTTAATGAGTAAAGCTGTTGAAGAATACCCATTTATTGCAAAACATAATCCTATCGTAATGGTTGGAAATGCAGGGGAAGACTACGCTGAAACATGGCCCCAAAATGAGCCCGGCGCTCCAAACGCTCCAAGGCCAAAAGAATTTCCCATTGATAGAGTCGGAGTGATGATAGGCAAACCCAACGAATTTACCCATCACGACTTGGCTGGCGAATTAATGCATGTCGATCCCATTGCAAATAAAACTAGAAAAGATTTAATAGATTCAATGACTGCAAAGCAACTTGCTACACTTGCTACAGTTTCTGGTGACTTTAAACAAACAATGGACGAAGGCAGGCCGGCCGCAGATGCGGTGCAAAACGGAACAGACTCTGCAATGCGAGGATATCTATTAAATCAATGGCCAAAAGAAGCCAACGATGAAATGAAATACAACAAAGACCAACTCAAAATGTTGGATTCATTAAAGAGCTATATGAAACAAGATTTAGGTAACAAGTCCGGTGGGGTTGCAATGCCGCAACATTATTCATCAGGTAATTGGAAATTAATTTAAGGAACATCATGATAGACAAATCACTTAACCAAGCCCCAGCTGGACTTGAGAGTTTAGCCCAAGACCAGGAACCTGTGGAGATAGAAATCGTAGATCCCGAAGCGGTCCATATTAAAGCAGGCGATCTTGAGGTTGATATGGAAAAAGGTGATGAAGAGGGATTTAGCAATAATTTAGCAGAAGAAATAAGCGAAGCTGCGCTATCCACATTGGCCGGAGACTTAGACAGAAGTATTGATCAGGATAAGAACTCCAGGAAAGACTGGGAGAAAGCGTATACAGAGGGCCTTAAATTACTCGGCCTGCATATAGAAGAGAGAACAGAACCCTGGGACGGTGCATCAGGTGTATTCCATCCTATGATTACAGAGGCAGTGGTCAGGTTCCAGTCTGAGATGATCACGGAAACATTCCCAGCCCAAGGCCCGGTTCGCAGCAAAATCATCGGCAAAGAAACCAACGAGACCAGAGAAATATCCATCAATGTTCAAGACGACATGAACAACGAATTGACGGAAGTTATGAAAGAATTTAGGCCGGAACATGAGCGCATGCTTTGGTCTTTGCCAGCGACTGGCTCTGCATTTAAGAAGGTGTACTACGATCCCAATCTAGGACGCCAGGTTTCTATGTTTATCCCTGCCGAAGATATCATTCTTCCCTACGGGACTACAGATATGGATACCTGCTATCGAGTGACGCACGTCATGAGAAAGACCAAGAATGAGATTGTCAAGTTACAAAATGCCGGTTTTTACCGTGATATAGAGTTACCCGATCCTAGTCGTTCGCGAGAAGATATCCAGATGGCGAAGGACAAGGAGACTGGATTTAGCGATTTGAACGATGAACGATATACTCTTTATGAGTGCCACGTTGATCTTGAATTGGATGGTTTTGAGGATGTTGATGACGAAGGTAACGAAACTGGAATTATGGTTCCTTATGTCGTGACCTTAATTAAGGGTACTCATGATATCTTATCCGTAAGGAGGAACTGGAATGAAGGCGACGAACTCAGGCTCAAGAGACAGCATTTTGTCCACTACCAATACATACCCGGCTTTGGCGCTTATGGGTTCGGGCTCTTCCACCTCATTGGCGGGTTTGCTAAATCTGCCACTAGCATCATGCGACAGCTCATTGATGCAGGAACTTTATCAAACTTGCCTGGGGGACTCAAGTCCAGGGGCCTTCGCATTAAGGGCGATGATACCCCAATTGCTCCGGGAGAATTCCGGGATGTAGATGTAGCGTCAGGAAATATCCGCGACTCTATATTACCCTTACCCTACAAAGAACCGAGTCAAGTTCTTTATACACTACTCAATAACATCGTAGAAGAAGGCCGCAGGTTTGCTGCTACTGCCGATATGAGTGTGTCCGACATGTCTGCCCAGACACCAGTCGGAACTACTTTAGCTCTACTTGAGAGACAGCTAAAGGTGTTGAGTGCAGTGCAGGCGCGCACACACTTTGCCTTAAAGCAGGAGTTGAAACTTCTCAAGAATATTATTCGAGACTACACAGATCCAGACTATACCTACGACCCAGAGTATGGCGGAAGGAAGTCTAAGAAAGCCGATTACGATAAAGTAGACATTATTCCGGTTTCTGATCCTAACGCGGCTACTCTTTCTCAGAGAGTGGTGCAGTATCAAGCTGTGATACAGATGGCCCAGATGGCGCCACAGATTTATGATCTCCCGCAATTGCACCGTTCAATGTTAGATGTTTTAGGAATTAAAAATGCGGACAAACTCGTACCTTTACCAGATGATCAGAAACCTACGGACCCTGTATCTGAGAACCAAGCGGCGCTTAAGGGCAAGCCGCTAAAGGCTTTCTTATTCCAGAATCATCAAGCGCATATTCAGGTTCATCAGTCGATGATGCAAGATCCAATGATCATGGCAATTATTGGTCAGAATCCCCAAGCCAATCAAATCATGGCGGCTCTTCAGGCGCATATGGGCGAGCATGCTGGGTATATGTATCGTCAGCAGGTAGAAGAACAACTCGGAATGGCAATGCCGCCCGAAGATGAAAAGATGACTCCTCAACTGGAGACTGCATTGTCTGGAATGTTAGCCCAAGCAGCGCAACAAGTTGCGCAACAACATCAGGCAATGGCTGCACAACAGCAAGCCCAGCAACAGGCGCAAGACCCAGTTCTACAGATGCAACAGCAAGAACTGCAAATTGCACAACAAGAAGTTCAAATCAAAGCCCAAAAGGCCCAGATGGAAGCGCAAATTGCTCAAGCAAAACTAGCCTTAGAGCAACAAAAAATAGCTGGCGACCAACAGCTAGGTGCGTACAAAGCCGGTATCGATATGGCCAAACACAAAAACCAAATCGATACACAAGAGAAACAGGCCGCACTCAATACGATTGTTGATGTTGCAAAACACAGAAATCAGACTGCCGCGGCTGACAGACAGATCGGCATACAAACCGGTGCCGATATTGCTAAACACAAAGCCGAACTTGCTATGAGAAGGCGAGAGGCCAACAAAGGTAAACAATGATCCAAGACTTCGCACGCGTATTGCGCGAAAAATTACGCACTGACATGAACAACTATGCCGATGATATGGCTGGTGGTGCATGCCGCTCTTTCGAAGAATATCAAAAACTCTGCGGGCTTATTTCGGGTCTGGCCATTGCAGAGCGTCACCTCCTAGACCTGCTAAAAGAAAGTGAAGAAAACGATGACTGATTTCATCCTCCCCCCTGGCGTTACGATGCCAGAAACCATTCAACCTGTGGAGGCCCCACAAGAGAATGCAACCAATGAAGAGAAGGCCACTGTATTACCAGAACCAACCGGTTACAAAATTCTTTGCGGAGTGCCCGACATTTCCGACAAGATTGATGGAACTGATTTGGATCTGATAAGACCATCCCAATACGCGGTACAAGAACAACACGCTACAACCGTTTTGTTTGTGCTTAAGGTTGGGCCCGATGCATATAAAGACCCAGAAAAGTACCCCACTGGAGCGTGGTGCAAGCCTGGAGATTTTGTGCTAACTCGTACTTATTCTGGTACGCGTTTTAAAATTTTCGGCAAAGAATTTAGGCTCATCAACGATGACCAAGTCGATGCTGTTGTTGAAGACCCCCGCGGCATAAGCCGTGCATAAAGGACAAATATGAACGAACCATACAAGTTCCCCGATGAAACCGATGAACTACCTCAAGCTGCGGAAGCAAACGAGGAAGAAATCGAAATTGAAATCATCGATGACACCCCAGAACGCGACAAAGGCAAACAGCCTTTAAACAAAGAAGTTCCAGATCCAACTGACGATGAAATTGCCAGTTACTCTCAGAATGTACAAAGCCGCATCAAGGAATTGACGCATGCTAGACACGATGAGAGACGTAAAGCCGAAGCGGCTATGCGGGAAAAACAGGAGCTTGAAAGCCTTGCTAGACAGTTAATTGAAGAGAACAAGTCTCTAAAAAGCAACGTCCAAGCGGGCCATCAAATGATTGCGTCTTCTGCCAAAGAAAAGGCTGAAGCTGACCTGGTATTGGCGAGAAAACAGTATAAAGAGGCTCAAGAAGCCTACGATACTGATGCCATTATTGCGGCTCAAGAGGCTTTGACTGAGGCTAAATGGCGCATTGAATCATTGAAAAATTACCGTCCTGCTTTACAAGAGCGAGAAAATACGGTACAAACTCAACCTAGACAGACTCAATCTGTACAACCAGACGAAAAATCCCTGCGCTGGCAGGCAAAAAACCAGTGGTTTGGTTCGCAAGGGTTTGAAGAAGTTACCAGCTTTGCGCTAGGGCTGCATCAAAAACTAGTCAACTCGGGTGTAGACCCGCGCTCCGATGAATATTATCAACAGATAGATTCACGCATCAAAAACACGTTCCCGGAAGTATTCGGTGAACAAAAATCGGCACAAGCCGCAAAGCGTCCTTCGAATGTAGTTGCTCCAGCGTCACGATCTTCTGGCGTAAAAAAGGTTCAATTGACTCCGACGCAAGCAGCGTTAGTGAAGAAATTTAATCTTGATCCCAAGAAGTATTACCTTGAACAACAGAAATTGGAGGCACAAAATGGTTGATGTTAAGAAAACTCGTGATATTGAAACCCGTGATAAAGAAGTTCGTAAGGAGTACAAACCTTCGAGCCAATTGCCAGACCCAACACCCGAGCCTGGTTTTGTGTATCGTTACGTTATGACACACATATTAGGTAAGGCGGATCACACCAGATTGTCTCGCATGAGACGTGACGGCTGGGAACCAGTCAAGGCGGCAGACCATCCCGAGCTAATGCTTGAGGGGAATAATGAGGGCAACGTAGAAGTCGGTGGTTTGATTCTGTGCAAAAACACACAAGAAAACTTTGACGCCTACCAGCGCTATTATGCCAAGCAAGCACAAGATCAGATGGAGTCAGTGGACAACAGTTTCATGAAAGACAATGACCCCAGGATGCGCAAGTTTTCGGATAGAACATCCACAACGACACGCGGTACTGGGTTTGGCGCAAGATAATTTAATTCAGGAGTCCTAAATGGCTTATCCAATTATTCCCGCTCCATACGGGTTTAAAGCGGTCAGTGAGTTCGGCGGATTACCCTATTCTGGGTCAACTCGCATGTATCCCATTGCTACTGCTTATGGTACATCGTTGTTCA